TTCTATAATATAAGAACACGTCTCTACCCAGTCACCGCAGTTATAATATTTTCCTTTATCTAAAGAAGGACTATGTATATGTCCCATCATTAATGAATCACATTTTTCATTTTTAAGCTTTTCCTGAGAAATTTTTTTGTACTCGGATAAGAAGCTTAAAATACTTTTTACATGAATTTTTAAGTATGCTGATAAACTCCAATACTCTAATCCAAAAATTTTTCGGAGAAAATTATAAATTTTATTTATTTTTATAGAAAACTCATAAGCAGTATCACCCAACCAATATAAAAAAGGATGAACCCTTATGAACCCATCAAAACAATCACCATGTGTAATGTATATTTTTTCATTACTAATTGTTTTATAAATATAATCATCACATATAATTATATTTCCTAGTTTAATTGATTTAGATTCTTCTAATGTTGAATTTTCAATTAAAGTTCTTAAATAATGGTCATGATTTCCTAAGATATAAACAACATTAATACCTTTTCTATCATAACGAAGAACTTTTTGTATTACAGTTGAATGATGTTGATTCCAATAATACTTTCTTTTTAAGAAAGTTAAATCTATAAAATCACCTATTATAAATAAATTTTCAAATTCATATTTTTTAAATACTTCTAATAATTTCTCAGGCTGAGAATTAGGATTTCCTAAATGTATATCACTAATAAAAAGAGATTTAATCTTTATCATGACATTATATATTAATTTATAAAACAAATATAATATTTTTTTATATAATAAAAAAATAAAAATGAAGTTTGAAATAATAGGAAACCTTTCTAAATTAGAAATATTAATGGGGTTAAAATATTCTTTAATTAATCCAAAAATTAATACAGAAATAGTTAGCATGTCAAAACTATTAAATAGTGAAACTATTTATATAGAGTATAAAGCACCTAAAACTAGAAGAATAGGCAAACTAATCCCCCAATCATTTATTAGAGAATTTAAAATACAGGTTATATTAGATAATATAACTGATATAGACAACGAAATTAAAATAACAACCGAATTACTAAAGAAAAAACTTAATAATTATTAAAATTATAATAATATGGCTAAAATATCACTAAAAATAAAAAAAGACAATTTTACAGATTTTATACAAAAACTTAACGAACTATCAAATATTGATGATGTTCTAAAATTAAAAATAACATCAGAAAAAATATTTATGTATTCTGTAGTATCAACTACGAATGATAATACAGGCTCAATTTTAGCTATGAAGTATTTTAACTTAGATACATCAGAATATATTGATGGAGTTGATGATAAAGAATATCATTTCATTTTAGTATCTACTAATAAATTTATTAAGAACTTAAAAATAATGAATTTAGAATATGATGTTAAAATGGATTTAAATTTTAGAGAAATTGAAAATGAAGTTTGTCAAGTCAGATCTTGTCAATTTATAAATAATAAGTTGAAATTATCATATGTAGGTGGAGAAGATTCTAAAATTAAAGATATTTCTTATGAAGCTATTGAAAGTAGATTTAATCCAACTAAAGCAAAATCTAGATTTAATGTATCTATAGAAGATTTGATTTCAATTAAGAAATTAAGTTCTATAAATTCGGAAGAAAAAATATTTAATATTAATATTAAAGATGGAATTGTTACTTTATATGAAACAGGTAAATGGGAAATTGAAGTAGATAATGTTAATTCTAAAAATAGTCAGTTATTCTTTACTAAGAAATACCTAAGTAATATAAATATGGAAACTGATGGAGTAGAATTTTTATTATTTGAAACTTTTATTGTAATAAAAGATGATATATCTTCTTTATTATGTGCGTTTGAACAAACTTTCGATGACGATGATAAATAAAAAAAACCCGAACTAAGTTCGGGTTTTTTTTATTTACTTAATAATTTAATTAAATCTTCTGTTATTCTTGATATCATTTTTTTACCTTCCAATTCTATTGTAGGGATATTTTTTACCATTGAAAACTTATCATTTCCATCAACTACTATATTTTTAATCTTTTCTAATACTTGAGGATTACTAGAATACTTTTCAGAATAATACTTCTTTAAACCAGTAATAAACTTATTAAGATCTACACCTTGTTTATGATTATATTTAACCATTTGTAGTTCGTTATCTTGACGTTCTACCATTAGATACCAAATAGAACTTTTTGATATTTTTATAGATTCTAAAAAGTTAAAACCATTAGCTGCTTTTACTCCTTTTGGTAGTTTAGCTACTTTTCCAATAAACTCTACTTTTTTATTTTCTTTTACGTTTTCTGTATCTGTCTCAATATCCATTTCTTCATCACCTAAAACATCTTCTTCTATATCTAAAGAGCTATCTTCGGGTATAGTTAAATCAACTTCTTCACCATGTTTAGGTTTAAGATATTTAGTATTTGCTCTAACTGGTTTTTTTGTACTTTCGATAGGTAAATTAGGGTTCATAGGTAATTTATCTTCACCTAATTGCATTTTAGAAACTGAATCTTTCTCTTCAGAAATCTTTCCTGATTTATTAAGTTCCGAGAATTTCTTAAAACTTGCTATTTTACTCTTATTTGGTTTGTCCATATTATAATTTATTTTAATATACAATATATATTATTTTTATATATTTAGTTTTTGTTTATTTTAATTAGTATGTTTATAATAATATTTATCAACTACAAAATGATTCCAATTTTTAATTATATTGTGTTGATCAAATAGTAAACTAACTAATTTATTACAAGCATTTAGAAAATAATTCATTAAATTATTGTTATACAAATAAGATGATAATGACTTATTTAATATTTCATTCTCATAATCAACATATCCTACAAAATCATCATTTAGATGCTTCATATTAAACAATTCTGGTATTTCTTTATCTTCTAATAACATAATCTATATATTTATTTTAATTTCTTTGAACTGTTCCTATATTAACAATATTAACAGTTTTTAACACATTACTATTTATATCATCTGAATAATAATTATTATTCCTATCGTACCAACCACCTCTTATAACAGGAACTTCATTTGGTTCAAATAATATATCACCTAATGAATTATCTAGACCTAATGTTGTGTTAGGATTATATGTTAAAGAAGGTCTACTTATATTTAATAATGTAGGATCAGCATATTGATTTCTTCTATTTTGGTCAGCAGTCATAGCAGCACTATGATAGTCTTCATTTTTCTTACTAACAAATGAGATATTAACTGAATTAATATCATTAATAGCAGATAATATAGAAATTATACTACTAACAGGTATTCTACCATTAATAGCATCAGTTGAACTTAAACTTAAAAAGTATGTAGATAAAGCATCAATTATTTCAGAATTAACATTATCCATTACTGCATCACTATAAGTAATAACAAATACATTAATAACATATAATGATAAAACTGGGGTATCAATAACTAATTTTTGAGATAAAAGAATATTACCGCCTGATTGTAGATATTTTATTATTTTACTTTTTTCATAATTATCTAACATAAATGCAGATAAACTTATATTAAAATAACTACTATTAGAATTTTTAAATAAATTAATATTGGGAACAGCAATTATATAAACTACACCATTTTTTAGATAAGCATTAACATGAGAAAAAACTCCTAATTTTTTTACTTGATAAGCAAATTGTTGAACTGTTCCAACTACAAAATTATTAGAACTAACTGGTACAATACTTTTTGTAAATAATATATCTTCTGCATTTGCACCAAAATTTATATCTGTATAAATATCTACATTAAAATATTGCGTTAAATCAATACTATTACCTAAACCATCAGTAGCACTATCAACAAAAATCCAATCATTTGGAGTTCTTCTAAATATATTACCATTTTGTCCATCACTTGCTATATAATACACTTCAATTGTAGATGAAAGAGGAGGAATACCCCCAAAATCACTATTACCAAAAAGAATATCAATCCCACCATCAATCCCTGATCTAAGAACACAAGAATTTTCATTAGGTAATAAATCGGTTATTGCAGTTTTAGTTTCCCATATAGTTCCATTAACTAATACTTCATAATTAAAATTCTCTACTTCTTGATTACCTCTTAATGTTATAGTAAAAGATTGACTAATTGTACCATCTCCAGTAAAAGTTGTTTTAACCCATCTACCTTGAACTAATTGTATATAAATAGTACTTGAATTATTTATATTATATAATTGTTTATCTACTCCTAAATTTACTGAGTAATATAAACCATTAGTTTTATTTTTTAAAGTTTGTTTATTGTATAAAGTTATTTTACCTCCAGATATATCATTTTGAATAACTGTTGTAGAATTTAATGATAATTTTAATGTTCCTGTAGCACTTATAGCTCTTGTTGGTAAATGTCCAGCTAATATAGCAGAATTTTTTATCATTCTTTCATTTATAGAAGTTTTGTCTAAAAGACTAACATTTTTTATTACATTTTTTAAGTATAAAACAGAAAGTTGAAATAAATTTTCAATTACTGATAATATTTGTCCATAAGGAGAAGCTGTAGTAAATAAAACACCTGCTTTATTATATGTGCTTTGTAAATATGCTTCAATTTCTGCTTTAACTTTACTAAAAGTAATTTCACTAAACATTTGATAATTATATATTTTTATTATATATAAAAATAATATATTTACATATATACCATTTTTAGAATCCTATTTTTAATATATAAACTAAATTATTATTAAAAAATGTCATTCTCAGATTTTTTAGCATTGTTATCAAAATATGGTATTAAAAGTTCATTAATTACCGCGGTTTTAGTAGTTTTGTACTTTTTATCTAAAAGTCAACTATTTATTCATATGTCAAAAACAATATTTGACAAATTTCATTCTAAAAAGAAAGTTAGAGAAACAGATATTTTAAATCATAACCTATTCAATTATATTGATTTATGGATTAATTCTAAAATACCTACATTAATATTTTCAACAGAATATAGAACTATTATATTTAGAAAATATTTAACTATCTATCTTAAAAAACATAAAGAATGTACACTTTCATATATTAACTCTAAAATATATGAAAGAATGGATCAAGGAGAATTATGGAAAAGTATTCTAAAATTAATAAATGATACAATTTATGAATATGAAAATGAGATGAAAAATATAGGTATTCCACCTATCATAATAGAAAAGATGAAAAATAAAATCAATGATAATATTAACTTAACAATTGATTTATTAGAAGGTATTTGTAATTCAGATTTTTATGATTCAGATCAAAACTTATTAAAAGTTTACTCAATATTAAATATAATATTGACCATTCTAGAAAACACAGTTTCTTCTGCTGAAGAAATATGTGATTCTATAAATGGTCAACTTAAAGGACTTTCAATAAAAGAAGGAAGTAAAATATATAGAGAACCTTAATTCATTAAGGAGAAAATAAATTCTGCATCAAAATCTGCATCACTTATTTTTAAATCATATTCAATAAAGTTATCAAAATCAACTCTATCTGCTAAAATTCTTCTCATAACAGAGTCATTAGAATCATATCTTTTTTCTATTCTTGATTTTCTTATATCTTCATTTATATCTAAATAAACAATATAACATTTATCCTTATCATCTTTTGATAGGGATTTTATTTCATGTGGTGTCATAATGAATACTTGATTAGTATCAAAATTTTCTTTAGATATACCATAATACCATATATCACCATCAATAAAAAACTTTTGATAGGTTTTAATCATACCATGCATTAACATTTCTTCAAAATCTTGATTATCAGTATAGATATAATCTATACCATTAGTTTCACCATTTCTTTTTGGTCTTGTAGTTATTTTAGGAGAGTATGGAAGACCAGCTTTTATACAATATTCTAATAATACATTTTTTCCTGATGCAGATGGACCGCAAATTATCATAGATTCATATTTCTTCATAGATATTTATTAATTTTTTATTATATTAATAATTCTTATTAATGTTTAATTTTTCTAAAAACTCCTCCTCTATTAATTTGTTCTTTTTACAGTTATGTGTTCTTTTAGTTATACATAGATTATTTATATTAAATATTTTTTCTTCCTCAATATTATTAAGAAATCCATAATATATAGATATTTTATGGTCTATTGTTGGATAACTTAAATCGTTTCTATCTAAATTAAAATTATTTTTAATATATTCTTTATCATAATAGTCATAACCATCCCATTTATTTAATAACTCATCTTTTAATAATAAAGTAGAATTATATATTTTATCTTTATAAATCTGAAAATCAGTTTTTAATTCATCTGATATTTGATTACCATTTAATATTTTTGTTATTTTTATTTTTTCTTTAATTTCTTTACACTGTCCTGGATTTTCAACACCATATCTTATTAAATTAGTTTCTTTAATTTTTTCTTTAACTTCTAAAGATTGAACAGGGTAAGAAACCCCATATTTATTAAAACTAGTTTCTTTCATTTTTTCTTTAATTTCTTTACATTGTCCTGGATTTTCAACCCCATATATTTCTAAATTAGTTTCTTTAATTTTTTCTTTAATTTTTTCATTTTGAAATCCATACTCAACTCCATACTTTTCTAAATTGGTTTTTTTAATTTTTTCTTTTATCTCCAATAATTGTTCTTCACTTTTTACTGATTTAGTTTCCTTTATTTTTTCAATTATCTCTTTTGATTTTGAAGGATTATCAACCCCATATCTTTCTAAATTAGTTTTTTTAGTTTTTTCTTTAATTGTAATATTTTGAGTTCCATATTCAACACCATATTTTTTTAAATTAGTTTTTTTAACTTTTTCTTTAATTATTTCAGAACATAAAGGAGAATTACCTCCATATTTTTCTAAATTAGTTTTTTTAGTTTTAATAATACTACATTTTTTACATGAATAAAAATTACCATTATTTATATTTTTATTATAACCACTATATAATACATTGTTTTTATTAAAACATATATCACATACAACATCAACTTTTATCATAGATAAAATTGGAACATCTTCTATTCTTACTTCAATAATATCATTTACATCACACACATATCCTTTATCTCTATATTTAGAGATATGTTTACCATTCATTTTTATAAAAACACTTTTTGTTAAAATCATTTTTTTTATTTTTATATATTAAAAATACAAGACCCTCATATGATAGTTTTTTCTAAACTAATAAAGAACCCATCTATTTTAGATGGGTTCTTTATTAGAAATCTTTAACCTTAGTTACTGTCTCTGTATTTTTCTTTTGAAAATCGTCAAAGTTAAGAACTTTACCTGCTTTTTTTGGAGCTAATTGCTTAACATCAAAACCTACTGGTCTCATTTTTTTACCTCTAGTAGAACCATGATTTTTAGTTTTTTTATTTCCAAATTTAGCACCTTGCTTCATATAAGGTTTTTTTCTAGTATTCGCATTAACATCTCCTGAACCTATAGTACCACCACCTCTTGTCCAATCTGAACCAGTTGTCGTTCCTGCAAATGAGGAAGGTTGAGCACTTACCACAGGACCCATACCTAAAGTTGCAGCATTACCATAAGCTTCTCCACCACCTCCACCGTCTCCACCACCAACTGATGGTCCACCAACTGCTGAAGTATCTTCATTTATAAATTCTAAAAAGTCTTTAATATTATCCATTATAGTATATGTTTTTATAATGTATATATTAATTTCGTAAAGTATTATTTAATATATACTTTATAAAAAATAATAACTAATATGAATCCAAATGATAAACCTTATCAACCAAGTTATAATGCATATACAATTGAAGAATTAGTAGATCAGATACAACAAGACATAACTGTTGGATTTGCTTTACCAAAAACATTACCCGATAGTGAGATAATAAGATTTGTTGAAACTAGAGCTAAAAAATGGTTTTATCAAAACTATATGTATGCAGTTTCAAAAGTTTATTATATAATTAAGCAAGAATGTTTTAATACACAAGAATATGCTGCTTATGGTTACATAACATTACCAGAAGAAATTCAATCTATTAACTGGATTTATGAAATACAAAATGCAAATTTATATTCGTTAGGTCTTAATACTCCGAATTTATCAGTTAATTTAGGGGTTACTAACCAACCTTATTTATCATCTTATGTAACAACGATTGGTGAATTAGGTATTTATAAAGTTTTAATTGATTCTATGTCAGATATGTTAAATCAATTAAATAAATATACAGTTAGATTCCAATATAATTATACAATGAGAAGACTAAATATATTAACAAGTGTAGATACTGATTTAGTATTAGAAGCATATGCTAATATACCAGCAGAACATTTATATACAGATCCATATTTTATTAAATATATAACAGGTTGGTCTAAAAGACAATTAGGTAATTTATTAGGTAGATTAGATTTTAACTTACCAGGCGGTGTTAAATATAATGCTGCGGCATTAGTTACTGAAGGTAAGGAAGAAATGACTGAAGTTGAAAGTGATATCAAAAATATGAGCAATTCTGCATGGTTTTTTTCTTGCAAAAGATAAGGCCTTACTTTTTAATATATAATTCTATAAAAAGAAAAATATATTATGAAAACAACATTTATTTATTCATTATCAGATGAGTTAGGAAACATAAGATATGTTGGAAAAACAAGTTATCCTATACAAAGATTAAGCTCTCATATAAGAGAAAGTATGAGATCTGAAAGAAAAACTCATAAACATAATTGGATTAATTCATTAATATTAAAAGGGATTAAACCGAATATAGAGATTTTAGATGAAGTTTTAGAATCTGAATGGCAATTTTGGGAACAATATTGGATATGTTTAATTAAATCTTGGGGATTTAATTTAGTAAATCTTACAGAAGGTGGTGGAGGTCATAATGGGTTTAAAGCTACAGAAGAAAGAAAGCAAAATGTTTCCAAATCATTAAAAGAATATTATTCTAACAATCCTTCAAAAAATGTTCCAAGAATTATTTTAGATAAAGATTTATTATATCAAAAATATATTATAGAGAATCTATCTATGCCTGAGTTGTCGGAAGAATTAGAAGTTTCACAGAAAACTATATTTACAAATCTTAAAAAGTGTAATATACAAAAAGATAAAGAATCTTGGAAAGAGCAATTATCAACTAATCCAAAAAAAGTGGTTCTTCAATATGATTTATTTGGTAATTTAGTAAAAGAATGGGAAACATTAAAAGATATAAAAGGATTTGGTAATGTATCTCATTGTTGTAGAGGTGAGTTAAAAACTGCGGGTGGTTTTATATGGAGATATAAAGATGAGTTCTTTGATTTGGGTTTAGATAATTTAATTAGTGAAAAATTAAAATCTGTAGATCAATATGATTTATTAGGAAATTATATAAAAACATACATTTCAATAGCACAAGCAGAAAAAGAAAATAATACGACAAATATAGCAAGTTGTTTAAGTGGAAAATATAAATCTTCTGGTGGATTTATATGGAAATATAAAGGTGATAAAATACTTAATTCATATAAGAATGAAAAAATAAAAAAAGTTATTCAATATGATTTATCAGGAAATTATATAAAAGAGTTTAATTCAATAGCAGAAGCTGCGAGATTAACTAATTCGGATTCAAGTAGAATTAGTGCTTGTTGTAATAATAAAATTAAATCTTCAAATAATTATATATGGAGATATGAAGAAACTTTTATAGAAAAGTATGTTGATAACAAACATAATAAAAAATCAATTAATCAATATGATTTATTAAATAATTATATAAAAACATATAATTCTATTAGTGAAGCAGAAAGAGAGAATAATATAAGTAATATAAATCATTGTTTAAGTGGTAAAAGAAAAACTGCGGGTGGATATAAATGGAAATATTTAAAATAAAAAAGAGACCTTTTAGGTCTCTTTTTTATTTTAATAAATAATCAATTTTAGCATTTCTCAAAATACCTGAAGTTTCTATATATTCTTTAGTAAAAATATCATGTATATTTAATGTTCGTGAATATGCTCTTAATACACTTGACCACTTATCAGAGGGGGGATAATGTTAACCATAATGTCTCTACTTGAAAAAAAGTATCACTTGATCTTTTAAATGGATCTCCTATAAATAAGGGATAACCATTATTTATAAATTTAGGTAATAATCCTTTATAATGTTCTATGTTTATGTTTAAAACGGATAATAAATCATTTATTTCAGTTTGAGTTCCTAACATTTTTATTATATCAGATACTTCTTTTTCTAATTTTTCTTTAGTCATTTTTTAATTTTTTATTTTTCTAAAATCTTTGTAAGTAAAATATCTCGATGTATTCCTATTTTAATAACGTAATCTTTGTAATTTACTTCATTCACATAATCATCTACAAAACATCCTCTTAAATAGTTATCATATAATTTATATACCATAAATGGTTGATTTATGTCATGATAATAATCATAACTCTTACATACATGCGGTATTTCTAATACCTTGTTATCTTTTATATACATGCAAAGAAATACTGTAAGATCAACATTAAAATAAATATTTCTATTATTAGCCAAATTTTTTATAACTTCTACAGATGGAACTATCGGTCCTAATGAAGTAAAAAAATTTATTCTTTCATCTACATGAATTGGTAATATTATTATCATATATAATATACATTTAAGAAACATTTCAAATCTTTACCACCTCCATATGATATAGAACTTTGTAAACATTCTGTTAAAAACTTATATTCTTCTAAAAAAGTTTTATTCTTTAATGGAACTCTTTTAGATATTCCTTCAATTCTTGAAGTTTTTCCACTTTGTCTGTTAGATGCAGAACCCCACATTTCTTTAAATGAACCTTCTGTTGTATAAATAGTTTCCCCTGGTGAATCTAAAAATCCACCTAACATACCACCAATCATTACACAAGTAGCACCTAAAACAAGTGATTTAGCAATATCACCTGGTTCCCTAATTCCCCCATCCGCTATAATTGGTTTAGTAGCAACTGTCGCACATTCTTTAATAACTGATGCTTGACAATCACGAGATCCAAAACCTGTATTCATAGCAGTTGAACAGAAAGAATTGTGAACAATAATATTTTCTATATTATATGACTCGTCTTCTTCTATTGTTAGGTCTATAACTTCACCTAAATAATTAACCTCTTCTATACTTTCAATTTCAATAAATTCCATATTTTTTTAATATTTTAATAAATTCATTATTATTTATTTCGGTTTCCCATAGATAAATAATACTATATTTTTTATCTTCTGCGTATTCTTTTTTTATTTGATCTAAATTAATTTTATATTCTTGTCTTTCATTTAAATTCTTTTTATTCATATCTGTATTAGAGTAAATGGTAGGATTTGAATGCCAGTAATCTCCATGTGTTTCTATTATAAGATTTTTATCGTTTAATAAAAAGTCAAATTGATATTTTTTATCTAAAATAAAATTATACTTAAAATCTATATTTAACGTTTTTAGATATTTTTCTACTTTTATTTCTATAGAAGTTTTTTTATACAAACCTTTTGATAATCTTTCAATCATTAAATCTCTCATTTTATCTTTATGTTCTTTTGTATTAGTAGATAAAATCAATTTATTAATATGATTTTTATATAATAAATTTGCTTTCTCTTCTCCATATTTATCTAACCAAACACCATAAAAAGATTTACCAAACATTCCATTATTAGGTCCAATTCTTTTAGATTTTTCTTTATGTTCTTTTATTAAAAACTTTGTTGTTTCTTCATCATATTTATTTGACCAAACTTCATAAAGATCTTTACCAAAGAATGGATTTTTTTCTCCTTTCATAGAATCAGATTTTTCTAATCTTTTTTTCTCATCCCATTTTTTATTAAATTGATGATTTTTATCACCAATTTGTCTACATGTTTTACATAAAAAAATTTCTTTTAGTAAAAATTTTTTAGCAGGTTTAGTTTTCCACATAGTTTTTTTATAACATTCATCACAAACGAAATATATACTATAAGTTTCTTTTTTAAGAGGTGTTGGTTCATCTAAACTATAGAATGTTTTTCCAGTTTTTTCATCTAAAAAATTAACTAATATATCATTAATTTTAAATTTTAATTTTAATTTTATCATATAGTATATATTAAAATATATACGTCCTACTCCAACTTTTTATAATTTAACTAAAAGATGAATTTCCTTATTTAATTTTTCAGCTTCAATAAAAAAACCATAATCATTTAAATTTTGTTCATTAACAAAATCTTTATCACTTTTTAATATAACGTAAAATTCATGACTCTTTGTGCATGGAGCTAATCCATTTATTGATAATAAATCAAACTCTGTGGTTTTAGAATGTTTATTTAAAACTCTCTTATACCTATTTTTATGAGTTAAAACATAATCATCTAAAGAAATTTCACTTAGACTTTTTAACCCATTTTTAGTCATAACTTCAGCATCTGCTGTAAAACAACCTGGTGCTATCCCAACTTTTGTAGCATGAGCTCCCCAAGATTCTAAATCAGAAACTCCTTCGGGAGTTGATACATTACCTGCTATAATAAAAGATCCTGGTAAATTAGCTTTGATATATTTTATCATATCTTTCATTTTAACAGAATGTCCATGAGCAATATCAATCGTAATAAAATCAGGATAAGTATCGTTATCTACAAATTTATCTACTAATTGATAAGCATCTTCATTTACTCCCATAGAAATAGATGATATTAGCAATTTAGATTTCATCATTTTATGAAATTCAAACATATCGTTATCAAATCGGTGCATTATATAAAAATAACCTGCTTCTGCTAATTTTATACATAAGTCTTCGTTAATAACTGATTCCATATTTGATGGAACTATTGGCATCTTAAATGTAAAATTACCTAATTTTAAGCTTGTATCACATTCAGAACGGCTATCTACAATACATTTTTTTGGGACTAGGTTAATGTCCTTGTAATCAAATTTTTTCATATACATAATTTATTAATAAAAAGAATATTTGCCATTATCTACTATACAATAGATATTACACGGAGTTAAATAGATCCCATTTTCTTCTTCTCTAACAGAACATCTTAAAAATCCATCTATTTGATTATTATTTATAACTCTAACAGTCATATTATTTAATCCTTTTAGGATTATTGAGTTAGAATCTTCATTAGGAAAGAAAAATTCATCTTTATTTTTTAAAATTTTACCATTTCCTTCTTCACCAAAATAAGTATTATTTATTATTTCTCTAAGTTTAGTTTCGTCAGTAAATTCAATTTTAATTTCGTATTTCATTATATATTTTTTAATTGTTCAAAAATCGCTTTCTTTTCAGGAGTTAAAGTTTTTGGAATTTCTATTGAGAAAATAACAACAATACTTCCTCTACCTCTTACATTTCCACCCATATCTATGATAGGAATTCCTTTTCCATTAAATATTTGTTTACTACCAACTTCTGTTCCTGCGGGCACATTTACTTTTATTTTACCAGTTGGTGCATTTATATCAAAATTAGTACCTAATACAAAATCAGTAATACTTAATTTTCTTTCATATACTAAATCAGAATTAATTCTTGAAAACTCAGTATACTGTTCTTCTTCAATTATTACATGAAGATCACCTGGTTGTCCGTCTAATATTTCATTACCTTTACCAGGCATGTTCAATGTCATACCCGTTCCAACACCTGCTGGAAAATTAATTTCAACAGTATCTTCTGCTGTTATAACAGTGTTATTTTTAACAATATTTCTTGGGTATTTAATGGTTCTATTACAACCATTAATAATTTCATTAATACTTAATGTAAGTTTAATTCTTAAATCACTACCTTTTCTAATTCTTTGTTGGTTAAAGAAATGTGAAAATATATCTTCTACATTAAAACCACCACCAAATGGACTACCATTTCCAAATGGATTACCTCCACCAAAAGGATTATCTCCTATATTGTTATCATATTTAAACTTTTTATCATTATCTGATAAAACTTCATAAGCCTCAGTTATTTCTTTAAACTTTGCTTCATCTCCCCCTTTATCCGGGTGGTGAGTCATAGCCAATTTTCTAAAATTAACTTTAATTTTTTTATTAAGCTCATCTGAACTTAATTTTTTATCTTCTTCTGATAAATTTAATAATTTGTAGTAATCTTTTTTCATATTTTATTTATTTTATTTAATAAATCTTGTTCTGTAGAAATAATTTCATCTAAATAATTTTGATAAGTAAATTTACTATTATTAGTAAAATATATAATTTTTATATTATTTTTTTTACATAAATCATATTTTATTTTATCTCTTTCTTTTATTTTTTCAAATACTTTTATTATATGTTCTTCTCCTTTATTTCCAAAATCAATAGGTATAAAATGTTGGTCTCCTTGACATTCAATAGCTATTGAATGATCTGGTAAATAAAAATCTAAAGATTGTAATTTTAACCAATCTGATTTATATTCCCTTATATAAGAAATATCTAATTTTTTTAGAATATTTTCAATAAAAATCTCTAATTTACTTTCTTTACATAGAGGACATCCTTGTCCTGATAAATGTTTAAAAGGTTTTTGTAAAAAAACCCCATGTTTTTCACAAACTATTTTTATTTTTATTTCAGTATTTACATAATCTACAAAGTCATAGTTATATTTATCTCCATGTTTTTCATAACATTCAATTAAAAATTGTTCTTGTGTTTTTGTATTTTTTATCTTAGCCTTATTTATACCACATTTAGGACAACCAACTCCTTTAATATGCTGAAATGGTCTTATTTCAAAAGAACCATGTTCTAAACAATTAATTTTAATCTTTGTTTTATTATTAATATAGATAACATCTTTATAATCATAAAAATCATTATGTATTTTTCTAACTTTACTTAGAAATTCATTAGGATTTGTTCTTAACTTTTTATTTAAAATTAATTTAGAACACTCTTTACAACCATCTCCTATTAAATGATTACAAGCTTTTTGCCAAAAATCACCATGAAGTTTACAAGTAATGCAAACTTTAGTATGTGCATTTATATATAATAATTTATCATATAAATATTTATCCCCATGTCTTTCAATAGCTCTTTCTATAAAAATTTCATTATTTAATTTTTTATTATTTTTCATTACTTATATATTAAGTATCTAGGTTTCTAGGTTTCTGTATACTTTTTTTGTTTAAAATACTTAATATATATATATAATTATATATTAATAAAGTTTTATTATGGACTATATAGTGATTAATGAATTTGGTGATAGGGAGATTATTTTTTCAAATAAATTATTGGAATATAAGTTATTATGGAAAGGTCATAAATTATCCATAGCTAATGACCAATCCACATTAAAATCTTTAATAAAAATGTTTGAAGCAAGAAATCCAAAAAAAGAGTATTCTTTGGATTACAAAAAATGGATTCAAACATTTTCAATGAAAGAAATCTCGTATAGAGATAATTGTTGGAATGATATAAGTAGCTATGGATTAGATAAAACATATAAGGATATATTAGAAATAATGAATACCAAATTTGGTTATTTCAATAAATTATTTATATACGAAAAAACAAAATAAATATGAAACATTTACAAACATTTAATGAAAGAAACCTAATAAATAAGATGTTATTTAAAGATGAAAGTATAATACTTAAAGTTATTAACTCTTTAAAAACAAAGTGTCCTCCAAAAAATATCAAGGTAGTAAATAATCCTATTAAACCTGTTAAGAAATTTCAAATAGATCAAAAATTACAAAAATTCAAAACTATAAAATTTTTCACAACTACTCCAACAAAAGAAGATTTTCAAATTACTGATGTAAAAATAGTTCTTTATTGTCAAGATTATTTATTAAGAACTAATTTGCTTATAGCAGTATTTGTTGATAACAAAGAATTAGAATGTAGTGAAAAATCTAAAGAAGAATTATATAATATTGTTAAAAGTTATATTTAATAGTTATTAAAGTTTAATAACTTCTTAACATTATTTGAATAATAAAATTCATAATTAATGTTTTTTAATGTTAATTTAAGTAATTCTAATTTTTCTATTTTTAGAGATAAATCATTTAGATAAACATCTAAATCTTTAAGAGCCATTTTCCAATTTATTTCACAATTCCAATGTGAAGGAAATTTATCTCTAAAATTAGAGATAGCTAATTCAACTGATTTCTTTTTTACTAAAATTTCATCACCATCTTTCATTGATTTAATACTCAAAAAATGAATGAAGTAATCATTAAATCTATGAATTAGATTATCAGTTTCCATTACTTTTAATAAACCAATAACTATTCCATTTCTTTCACTTAATTCGAATTCTTTATCTTCTGCTAAAATCTTTTCTGATTCTTTTTCAGAACCAACTACATAATATACATATGTATCCCATAAACCTCTTTTAACTATATCTGATGGTTTAACCATTATTTTCATATAAATATATTTCTTTTTTTAATATAGAATAATTATAGAAAAAGTTTACTTAAACTTAAAAGTATAATTAAATGGATCTCCTTGTCCACCTCCTGTCCTATAAGTTAGGACGTTATCACACTCAGGACAATATTCTACTTCCCAAGTTCTATCTGGTCTTTCTGAGGAAAACTCTTGTAAACAAGAATCACAACACCAAATAACATTTGTTAAATAAAGACTAATATCCCATCTATAATTATGTCTAAATTTTGAAAAAATCTCAGGTGTCATTAAATTACTTTCTAATAATTTAACTATTCTATGATTTTCATAAATCATTTTGGTATAGTAAGGAATATCAGAAACTTTCTTTTCTAAGATAAAAGTAGTATATAATTCTATACGTTCCTTAAATCTTTCCATTATTTCTTTTTTGGTTTAAGAATCATTAACCATTTATTACCTTCCATTTTTGGAAGAGTTTCAGGAAGTCCATATTCACTTAATGTTTCAGCAAATTTTAACATTACCAATTCACCAGCAGCAGGCATAGTTCTTTGTCTGCCTTTTAGTGTAATTACACATTTAACTTTATCGTTTTCTTCTAAAAACTCTTTGGCTTTTTTAGCTTTGGTTAATAAATCATTTTCAGCGATATTTGGACTAAGTTGAATTTCTTTCATCTCAGTCTTAGTTGAATTTTTCTTTTTTTCTTTCTCAGCTTTTTCTATATCATATAGAAATTTTTGATAATCTTCTATTCTAACAACAGGTGGATTAGCAGTTTCTGAAATAAGAATTAAATCCAATCCTTCTGCTTCCGCCATTTTAAAAGCTTCATAAGATGATACGATTGTTTGTATCCCATCTTTAACAAGACGAACTCTATCGAATCTAACTTCTCCGTTAATTTTGTGTTTTCTAGTTTTTTTTGCCAATTTTTTTAATTTTTGTTTTTTTATATAGCAAATATAATAAAAAAAGTTGATTTAAAAAAATCAACTTTTTTCTTTTTTATCTGAAAGATTTATTCACCAAATAAATCTTCTGCATTCAAATCATCTGCATCTCTTTCATCATCTCCTTCATCAACAATAGCATCAAATTGACTATTTACTTCTTCTAATTCTTCCAAAGATTTAAATCTAAAATATTCATTTACAATTGGTTCCATTGCTTTTAATACATCAGGGGTAAATATACCAGGGGTAAATAATTGTTTTAATGTAAAAGATTTATCTAAATGTCTAACATACCAACGAGTTCCACCAGGAGTAAATGCGAATTCACCAGTTTTTTTATTAACTTCTGCCTTTCCTTGAGCAATACCAATTTGTTCGAAATATTCAGGGCGACAAAAAGCTTCTAAACCTGTGAAAGGATTCATACCATTTACAAATGATATATCAAAACGAATTTTTTTAGGTTTAGCTAAACGATTTTTAACACATTTAAATAAAACACTTATACCTGATGCTCCTAAATCCATATCATCAACATTAGAATCTTTTAATTTTGATTTTGACATCATTCCGATAACTGAAGCAGAATATAAAAGTCCATTTCCACCTCGCAATTTTTCAACACTAAACATATCAAGTGTTTGATATGTTTGATTAGCAACTAAAAGAGGTATATCTAAAAATCCTAAATCAGTATTAATACTTCTAAACATAGATCCTAGAGCTTTTGCTTTAGTCATATCTTGTTTAATATTACCAGCCAATAAATCTTCTTTTTCTTTATTTGATGCCATTTGACCCAGTGAATCGATAACAATTAATAATTTTGGTAATTCAAATCCTGCTAATTTTTGATCTTTAAGTTCATCTAATAATTGTGTTAATAACATATTAACATCTTCTACTTTATTAGAACGAATTAATCTAAACTTTTCTAATGAATTATCAATTCCATAATTAGGTAAATCTTGTAAATCTATACTTTGTTCAGTATCAATATAAATTACTGAATATCCAGATTTTTGAGCATTTTTTGCAACAGAATAACAAATAAACGACTTACCTGCTCCACTTTCTCCTGCTACACAACTTATTCTATTTGTTGATATACCACCTCCTAATAATTTTCCAGATAAACATGCATCCAATAAATAAACACCTGTTGATAAGAATTTTCTTTCTTTAATTTCTTTCTCAATTTGAATAGGTATAGTTTTTCCTATATTATCTAATACAGTTCCAATTTTACTAAATTCAAATTTTTTAACTTCTTTTGCTGCTTTTGCCATTTTTAATAATTATTTTTATAAAGTATATATAATTTTTATATTACTCCCTTTTAAATTATTTTATTTTTTATTAAAAGAATTATCAAAAGGGGGTATTATAATTTTAATATATAAAAATAAAAAATATGACAAAACAAGAATTTTTAGATAGAGCACATGCTATACATGGATATAAATATGAATACTTAAATTTAAAAGACAAAATTTTATCAAATGAAAGTATAGATATTTTATATAATGGGATTTTATATAAACAAAAAGTAGTAAAACATATTTTATTAGGAAGATGCCCAGAAAAAAATACACCACTAAAAACAACTGAAGAATTTATAAAAGAAGCAAAAAATAAATGGGGAGATAAATATGATTATTCATTAACTAATTACACAGGAGCTTTAAAAAAAATAAAAATAAAATATGAAGGAATAATATTTGAACAAATAGCTAATTCACATTTAAATTATGCACCTGAATTAAATATGAACCAAGAATATTTTATATATAAAGCAAAAAGTAAATGGGGGGATATATATGATTATTCCTTAGTTGAATATAAAAATTGTAAAGAAAAAGTAAAAATTATTTTTAATAAAACTAAAGAGATATTTGAACAATCTCCAGAGTGTCATTTAATATATCCACCTGAAGGATTAAATAAAATTTATTCAAATGATAAATTTATTCATGAATCTAATATTATTCATGATAATAAATTTATTTACTATAAGACTAATTATATAAATACAAAAACTAAGGTAATAATAACTTGTCCTATTCATGGAGATTTTAACCAAACTCCAAATTCACATTTACAAGGTAATGGATGTTCTTTATGTAATGAGTCAAAAGGGGAAAAAAATATAAATAGATTTTTAACGGAAAATAATATTGTTTTTGAAAGACAAAAAAAATTTGAAGATTGTAAAAATATTTTTTGTTTACCATTTGATTTTTATATACCTTCATTAAGAATTTGTATAGAATTTGATGGTGTTCAACATTATAAAGCATTATCATATTTTGGCGGTCAAGAATCATTTGAAAAAACTAAAATAAATGATAAGATTAAAAATGATTATTGTGAAGATAATTTTATTAATTTAATTCGTATTCGTTATGATCAAATCGAAGATATTGAATATATCTTAAAAAGATCTTTATCAGCGTATAAATCACTCCTCTAAAGGAATGATTTTATCTTCTTGTAACAACACCACCTATATTATTTGTAGTCGGTATTCCTGTATCATTACCACCTGTATAAAATGTTCTAAATTCAGTTGGTCCATCTATTTGCATTCTTTCTGGATTTCTCATAAAATAATCAATAGCTTTTTCTTTAGCTAAGTCCATTTTTTCTTCAAATTCTTCACCTTCTAATGTTTGAGGCATATCAATTCCTACAATATCAAATATTTCGTGAAAATTTTGGCTTCCTAATTGTTCTTCTACATATTTAGTTACTTGAGATTTTAACACGGGGTCAATTGGTGTATTTTGATTAGAGTTTTCATTATCATTGAAATTTTCGTAAGTTTTAATATGTTTCATAATTTATATATTAATTTTTTTTATTTTAAAAATTTTTATTATATTTGTATATGAAAAAAATGGTAAAAAATAAAAAATGTATTAATTAAAAACATTTTAAAAATTTATTATATATTAACACAAAATTAAATTAAAAAATGAGTAAATTACTAGTAACTAAGGAAGGCTTCCATAGTATGCAAACTGAATTAAAGAAGTTGAAAGGTATAGATCTTAGAGAAGCTGCCCAAATGATGATGGAAGCTAGAGATAAAGGTGATATATCAGAAAATGCGGAGTTTGATTCCGCAAAAGAAAACATAGATAATCTAAATAAAAAGATTATTGAATTAGAACAAAAAATAGCAAAATGTATTATCATAAGTTCTGATAATGTAGATAATTCATCTGTCCAATTACTTACACGAGTAAGAGTTTTTAATCAAAAGATTAAAAAAGAACAAACATTTTCTATAGTTCCTGAAAATGAAGTAAATATAAAAGAAGGTAAAATATCTTTTAATTCACCAATTGGAAAAGGACTTATTGGTAAAATCGTAGGAGATATCGCTACAATAGATGTGCCTATTGGGAAAATGGATTTAGAAATTTTAGACATAAACGTAATTAATTAAAAACAAAAATAGATAACATGAAAACAATCGTAAAAAACGAAGTTTACCAAAGAGTAGAAGATTTAGAAGCAGATGTAAAAGTAAAATCAGGATGGAATTTTGCTCCAAAATCTGAGTGGAAAAAATTTGTAAGAGACATCAACAAAGTTGAAAAAGTAGCAAAAGTAGATACTGATGAAACTCCAAAAGAGAAAAAGAAGTATGTAAAAGAAAAAAGATCCTAATTATGTTTCCTTGGGAAGAAGGCTACAATCCTTACTCCAATGCCATAGAATTATCCATGAACTATGAACATGGGAAAATTACTTTTGGTCAAAATAGTATAGGATACTTTCGTCAAGAGTTGTTAGATAGAAATATCTATACAACTTTTGACTCAATTAAAGCAGGACTTAGAACTGCCACTACAAGAAATGAAAAGTTTAGTAGTGGAACTTATGTTGTATTTACAAAAACAGGCATAGCAGAGAAACTGCTATGCTTTATTATTAAATCATCTTATCCTGTAAAAAATATTTCTAATGAAGAATGGTCTTTATTAGAAGGTTGGAATGAAGATTATATATCATATAATCCAAATGTATTAAATAAATTTCAATTCGTTTTTAAGCTAATTAAAATTATTTAATATATAATGTATGTTACATACAATATATTCTCTTTTTAGTCAAATTTTTAGCAATCCTTATTACGCATTAGGAATTATTATTAATTTAATCCTTATTGAAGGACTTTTATCAGTTGATAATGCTGCTGTATTAGCAACTATGGTTATGGATTTACCACAAAACTTAAGAAGTAAATCTCTTAAATATGGTATTTGGGGGGCTTATTTATTTAGAGGATTAGCAATGTTTTTTGCTAGTTCATTAATTAATATATGGTGGTTGAAACCAATTGGTGGTTTATATTTATTATATCTGGTTTATGATTGGTATAAAGGTTTACAAACGGAAACTAAAGAAGATGATTATGTAGATAAGAAATCAAATTATTTATACAATGCTTTATCTAAATTAGTAGGAAGTTTTTGGGCTACAATTTGTTTAGTAGAAATAATGGATATGGAATTTTCCATTGATAATATATTTGCGGCAGTTGCTTTTACTCCTAATATAGTTCTAATAATATTAGGTGTATTTATAGGTATGTTTATAATGAGATTTGTAGCTCAATGGTTTGTTAAATTAATGGAAAAGTATGCTTTTCTTGAAAAATCTGCATTTGTAGTAATAGGATTTTTAGGTATAAAATTAATATTATCAGTAGCTGATCATTTTTTTCCACAAAGTAAATTCGTAGAAATATTAAATAGTCAAATAACAGAAATAATTAGTTCGGTGGTAACAATTGGTATATTTTTTATACCTATATTGTATAATACAATTATTAAAAAAATTAAAAATGCTAATAACAAATCTTAAAGAAGCAGTAGAGCTTCAAAAAGTAATAAAAAATGAAGGAGATTTAATAGAGTTTGTGTATAAGGATATTCCATGTATCTTAAAAAGAAATCAATTAGGGGCTCTTTGTGGGTATTGTAAAATACCTACTTATGTAGGTGTCAAAATAGATAATACAGATATTATTGAAGTTCATGGTGGAATAACTTATACAGGAGTTTGGGATGATTATGATGTATTTGGTTTTGATTGTGCTCATAGTCATGATTTTACACCAACATATCCTATGTATCATTCTATATATAGAACAAAAGAATATTGTATTAAAGAATGTCAAAATATGGTTGATCAAATAATAGAATTAGATCCGAATATTAATATCTATCTTAGAGATAAAAAGCTAGAAAAAATAATTAATATATAGATTCATGATATTAAGAAAATTTTCACTATTTAAAGAAAATCAAAAATATAATTCTATCGGTGAATACATAGAAGAATTAGTAGGTGATGATGAATACTTATTAATGTTAGTATCTAATTATTTAGACAATAAAGATACAGATATAAGATTAGCAAATGCTATAAATACCTTAGATCATTTTGAAGCTAACCAATTATTGGATAGAATCTTAAAAGTTAAATCAAAAGGAGAAGATGAGAAAGATGCAGAAGTAGCAGGTCTTGTTGAAATATCAGAAAAAATAAATTCTGAAGTTGTTGTGGGTGGTAAAAACATATTCAAATCATTTTTAAAATTAATTACATCACTTGGGTTAAAAGAAATTGAAGTTGATTGGAATAAATGTCCTAAAAACTATTTATTTTATATTCATTATGAAAATGTTGATAGTATTATATTAAAATCAGTTATTAATAGTCGTTTTAAATCATTAGAACATATATCAGATAAATTAGATTATACTAAAAATGAGTGTCATTTGTATTACGGGCTTAATACAGACATGAATTTTGAGTATGGTATAATTTCAGAGACTAATAAAAATTTAGGAGTATTTAAAGTTAATAAGTCTAATTTTGATTGGTTATTAACAGTAGATTCATTATCTTTTTTAAATTTCAAAAAACATTTAATTCATTTTACATATGACCATATTCTATTATTTGCTAAATTAAAAAAAGATATAGAAAAGTTTTTAGGTAAAGATCCTGAAATTAAGTTTGATAATAATCATTTTGTAGCTAAATATAAATCACATGGTAAATGGTCAGATGGTGTAGTAGATAGTGATTACTTACTTAAGTTTAAGGAAGATTTTAAAAATTGGTTTAAACACTATAAATGGTCTACTAGCTTTCTATATAGAGTTGAAGCTATAAATAATGAAATAACAATTTATTTAAAAATAAAATAACCTCTTTTTAAGAGGTTATTTTATTTTAGACAAGTCCTAATTTTTGTAATCTTAATAATAATTCTTTCCATTCTTTATTTTGTAAATCATCAGAATAAAGACTAAACACTTTTCTTAAAATATCTTTCTTTTTAAGAATATCATTATCATTTGCTGTATCTAAATATACTTCAAATAAATCAAGATCAACTTCAACACCAATTGTTTTTAACTTAACTAACACATTAAAAAACTTTTCAGAAAAATACGGGTCATTTAGTAATTTACTATACTGACTAGAATAACATAAATCACCTTTCTTATCTAAATAAGAAGTATATGTATTTGGTTTATCAGATAATCCTGTTCCTTCACAAGTAGGGCATTTATTTTCTTTTACTACACCATATCCATTACATGTTGGGCAACTTTCTTTATAAATAATTTTCTCAGTAATAAATGAATTTAATATATTATCCAAATTATCTTTATATTTGTTATTATCTTTATAATTTGAATATATTTTTGTAAAATTAAATAAACAAGTAGAATCTTGATAATTTATAGGATATCCATTTAAAATAAATAAATGATACACATCTATATTAATTGGAAATATATTATAAGGATTATTAGACGAATATTTTGGAAGGACTTTATCAAATAAAAATTTAATTACAGGATAATTATCTTGATTATTATCAATAAATTTAGTAGTTCTTAACTTTCCTGGAGTATCTACTCCAATAGCTTTTTTAAAATCATAACCTTTATTATAAAGTAAAAATAGTATTCTTATATCTGTAATATTATTAAATATATCATCAGATATATTTTCTGAAGTAAAATCATGTTTCCAACTATCTGTTATTATTTTAAATATATCATAGTCTTTAACTATATCAGATGATATTTTATAATTACTAAAGTCAAGTCCATTATTAATTAAAAACTTTAATAATTCAAAGTTTTTAACTTTAATAATATTATCTACTTCATCAAATAAATATTGAACAGACGCTCCTTTTGATATTAAATATTTAATTCTTTCTAAATCATTAATAGATTTTCTTATTAAAACACCGCTATAAGCATTAACATCACCTCCCTCTGCTAAAACTTCTTCAATTTCTTTAATAGTAAGATTGCCAGATTTAATTTTTTGATTAGTTTCTATTTGTTTTTGTTTAATAGCTATATGTTTTTCAAATAAAGTCATACCTTCATATTTAGTACCTTCATCATTTGGATCTACTTTATCTAAAACTTCAAAAAAGGGTATATTCTCTTGTCTAAAGAAATCTTTTAATTCATCTTCATCAATAAAAACATTTTTAGAATCTTGACAAGCACCATCTATAATTCTTTTTGATAAACCTAAACTGATACCAATAGTCCAGTTATTACTTCTTCTCGCTTCACGAGTGAAGTCATAAATATAAAATTGTAATATATATTCCCCTCCCCTAGCAGGTCCTTCTGTTCCAATATAACTATTCCAATATCCTTGACCATTAAACCAAGCTATACAGTGGTCAGATCTTTTTTGATCCGGATATTTAGTTCCTGCTCCATTTAGAATATAATTAGCATCATAAGAATTAACTTGAGTTATTAATTTATCTTCATCTTGCCATAAAATTTCAACTCCTTGTGATTTACCAAATTTTCTATTAATATCATCAATTTCTTCTAAAGTAGTATCTGGTGTAGTAGGTACAATAGACCCAAGAACATCTTCAGAATCTTCTAAAATTTTTTCTATATTTCTATTTCTAAGAGCTTTTCTAGTTATATCTTTACTTTTTTCAGAATTACCTTTTCTATAATTTGTTTCTGCTACTTGTGCTGTTTCATTTTGTAAATCTTTATTTTTTAAGTTATAGAATAAAGATTTTAAATTAACTTCTTCCCCAACTACTCCATTAGCTTTATTTTTATTTATAAATACAGGCATTAGTCTAACAAATCTTGCTATTTTAAATAAAGGACTTAATTCTGTTAATTTATCTCCTATTATTTCAGTTAGATGGTGCATATCATCGTCTGTTAAATTATTAGATTCTTTAAATAAATTAAATTTATTTAAAATATTAATTACAAAATCTGATAAATTATATTCTTTTGAAGCTGGTTTAAAAGGTGCTGAAGATTCAAAAGGCCACCAAGAAGGACAATTTTCTTTAGTTTCTTTACCGATATAATCTACTAAAGAATAAGATAATATACTACCGCTTTTGGTTTTAAAATCATAATTATCATTTCTAACACCATCTCCTTTAACTCTTGAAATAAAAAAATCATATAACTCTTTAAATAATTTATATGATACATTCTTAAATCTATTAAAATCTAAAAATCTAAAATAGTCTGATTTATAATCTAATGTTTTTAATGATTCAAAAAATGATTGTAATTCATCTTTTGAGATATTATCAGTAAGATAAAATTTAATAAAAAAAGGAGCTAAAGTAATAGCTGTTGCAGAATCAATATCACTTAATACTTCATCTTTTCTTTTTCTAATAGTAAGTATTTTTAATATATTATTATAAATAAATTCACTTATAGATTTATTAACTATTTCTTTAGAAGCAGTTTTTATATTTTCTGCAATATTTTCAGAACTTGTTGAATCAACTATTTTCTTAAGTTCTTGATTAAATCCTTCTTTATCTAAAACTCCATTTTTAGTGTATTTTTTTATTAAAGAACTTTCTAATATATTTTTAAAAATATATTTATTAACTATCGTTTTAATTTCATCACTAAATGAACCATATTTATCATAATATGTTTCAATTAGCGAATCAATACTTTTTTTGCTTATAGCAAAAGCTTCATTTATTAATTGAAGCTTATATTCTTCTATTTTTTTAATAAATCTCATTTTATATTAATTTTTTAAAAATTTTAAAATTTGTATAAACATTCTCATACATTTTTTTACTTCTCATCTCATTTGATAATAAAGTTAGTCTTGGAATATCATCATTTTCTAATGCTATATTAATAGCATCATTATAATCATTTTTAGTCCAATTAGTTCTATCTTCTTCTTCAACTTCTTCTACTTCTATTTTAGAAGTAGAAGAAGTTTTTTTATTTTTTTCATATTCTTCCCATTCTTTTAATTGTCTTTGATATTCATCCCATTCTCTTTTTCTATTCTCTTTTTCTTGTTTTTTATTTTCTTTATTTATTAATTTACTAATAACTTGATTAACTATATTATCAACTTTGTTTTCAGAATATAAAATATAATCTTCTGTATCTTCACTAATAACAAAATCTTTATTTTTATGTCTTTTCTCTAATCTAAGTTTAGTAGCTTTATATAATATACCTTTAAAAACTTTTAAAAATTCTTCTGATTCTAATTCACATAAAAATCTATATGTATAAAGACGAATACTAGCATATTTTTCAATTTCAATATTGTTTTTATTTTTATCTATAGAATCATTAACAAAATTCATTAAATCTTCTGCTATTATAGGACCATATTTAAAATCTTGAGTTTCATCCGCAATACCACCTGTAGCAATAGCTAATTTTTTAACCAAATCCTCATCTTTAAAAGCGTTAGAATAAGCTAAACTATAAACACCTTTTACTGTTTCATGTAATAACATAGCAAAATCTATTCCTCTAGATTTTATAGTTATTTGTGGTTTATTAGATTCAAGAATCAAACTTTCAAATACTATATCATCTTCATCTTGTGTAGAAGATGGATTATTATCACCCAATTTAGGTTTATCTTGTCCTATATCAACCGCACATGCCCCATAAGCAGAACCAAAAGGAATTGAGTTTGGTCTAGCAATATCTCCTCTTTCCCAATCAACTCTTTTCATATGATTAGCAAAGTCATTCCATATTTGTATAAGTGATATTACTCTATTAGTTGCGGAAGTTTCGGATTCATATTTTTTATAAAGATTAATTAATTTATCTTTTGTAGATGGTAGATTAATTAATGCTTTTGTGTTTAACCCTTCTCCTTGAACTATGTTATTAATAAGTTTCATTTTATGAATAGCTAATTTAGTTAACTTATTTTCATTAACTAAACTTTCATCAAATTTAATATCATCATCGTCAAATTCTTCATCATCAATTACTTCATCATTGTAATCATCAACTTGTTCTATATCATTTATTTCATCAATATCTTCAATATCATCGTCTTTTAAATTTTTTATATAATCAAAATCTGCTTCTTTAACTGTTTTATTTTGGTCATAAAAATTTTGTATATCTACACCTGAAGAAATTTTAACATCTAATGAAATATTTTTTTGAGTAAAGAAATCACTATAGTATTCTTTAATTACTTCTTTAGCAACTTCTTCTAAAGAAGTATTTATTTCATCTTTTTTATTTTCTAAACCTTTATATGTTAATTCACTTGCTGCATAACCACTAACTGATTTACTTTTAGAAGGTTCATTTAAAGAACTAAAAAATTCTTTAGGTAATCCTGGATTAGAAGGTTCACCACCTGTGTATGAAGTTAAATCAACTTCTTCTAAAAATTTTTTAAATTTTTTGTATATCATTTTTAATTATTTTTTTATAATTTTATACACATTTGATATAAATCCTCCAAAGTCATTCCTTTCTCTTTAAGAACTTCTTTTAATTTATCTATTATTAAATTCTCATCTTCTAATTTTGGTTGAGGTTTAAAATCTGGGGTTATATCAAGATCATCATCTTCATCATCTTCATATGGATTTGGAAATGAGGGAGCTATAGGTTTAGTTATTGGTCTAGTTATTGGCTCTTCTACTTCCGTGTCAGGACCGCTTCTGAACTCATAAAATTTTTTTATCATATTATTAATTTTTTTTAGTATATTTGTATATATTAAAAACATAAATATAAAAAACATGAACAGACAAAATGATTTTGTAAAGTACGCCATGTCTAATGGCATTAGTTCTCTAAACTTAGATTACTATGAAAAAGGTATAGAGAGCAGTATGACACCTTATATCTTAGAAGAAAGAGAAATGAGGGTAACTCAAATGGATATCTTCTCAAGATTAATGAGAGACAGAATGCTTTGGTTAGCAGGACCGGTAAATGATCACATGAGCACAATTGTTCAAGCACAATTAATGTATCTTGATTCGGTAGATAAAAAAGATATTATCATGCATATTGATAGTCCTGGTGGTTCAGTAAAATCAGGTTTATCTATTGTAGATGTAATGCAATATATCAAATCTGATATTAATACAATTAATACAGGTTTGTGTGCTTCTATGGGTGCTGTACTTTTAGGTGCAGGTACAAAAGGTAAAAGATCTTCTTTAAGATTTTCAAGATCAATGATACACCAATCATCAGGTGGCGCAGGTGGACATATCTTAGATGCTAAAATCACTTGGCAAGAATGGGAAAAAGTAAATGAATTACTTTTCGTCTTATTAGGTGAATTTTGTGATAAAGATCCTGAAGTAATTAAGAAAGATGCTGACCGTGATTTATGGTTATCTGCTGATGAAGCTGTAAGTTATGGATTGATAGATGAAGTAATTAAAACACAAAAATCCTAATTTATTTATTTTAATATATACATTAAAATAAATTCATAAAATGAATACTTTTACAAAGTTAGTAGAACAAAACGAAAGTTTAAAAAAATATAAGGTATCTTCATATTTAGTATTAAAAATTGATGCTAAAAATGAAGGAGAAGCAGGATATAAATCAGATTCTATAATAGAGGGAATAGATGATTATGATAGTCATATCATAAATAATATTGAAGAAATTAACGAATTTGATGATAATCTTAATGAGAATAAATTAATAGATATTCCTGAGATGTTCAGAAAAATGCCTAAAGAACTTTCTCCTGAAGAAAGAATTCAACGAGCTTGGAAAGAAAAGTTTGGTGATAAAGAAGTCTCAGAAGATGATAAATTTGAATTTTATCATCAAGCAAGAAAAACTTATGAAGGAGATACTATATTCAAAGCTTTAAAAGGAAAGTTTTAAAATAAAAAAACCCGATACTAAGTATCGGGTTTTTTTATTATCTATTGTATTTTAATTTATATAATGTTCTATATAAAAGAGCAACAATCTCATCAATTATATTATGTAAATGTGTATCTTCTTGAGGAATACATACTCTAGTTTCACGAATAAATGCTACTGATTCTTGGAAATACGCAATTCTTTCTTTTGTTTGAGTTATACTTGTATCAATTATATCATATCCTTCAACTATTTCATATTGTCCTTGATAAACTTCTACTAAAGTATCCACCAAATCTTGAATACCTTCATAATAAGCTCCTAATGCAACATGTGCTGCATAAGAACCCATATCACCTTTAACTTGTAAATGATATTTGTGGCTCATTTCACGAGTTTCAAAAATCTTTGAAAGGAATTTAACAACATCTGTTTTTTCAGCAGCTGCTGGTTCTTCTATTAAGTTACTTGGTTTTATAGCACCAAGTTTTTTATAAAGTTCATTAGGGTTAAATGCAGGTATAATTTCATTATCCTCATTTACTTTTTTTAAATTTGAAAATTTTTCCATTTTTATTTTTATTTTTTATTAGTACATATAAGAACTACCTTTATCAATATAATTATCTAAATTAGATATTGATTTATCAATAGAATTAATTATATCTTTTAATTTACTTTTTACTGACTTTAATTCCAAATAAGAATCATCAATTTGATTATTTTTATCGCTCTTATCATCTACAAAAGATTCAATATCATTAATTACATTAACAATAGTATCCATATTAGTATGAAAATCACTTGATAGATTAGATAATTTTTCTGTCAATTCTCTAACTTTATCATTAGATATTAATGCAGTATTTAATTCATTAAATTTTTTAATTCTCATTTTTGAAAATTTTATTTTAATATATATATTAAATAATAATTATGGCAAAAAATAGATTAATTTTAGAGTTTACAGAATTTAATGCACAAAGAATGAATCCTGATTCATCTCAAATGGCAGTTTCAGTTGATAATCCTCAATTAAGTATAAACGCATTTGATAAACACTTAGATAAAGTTAGAACTGCTATATCTAATTTAGAAGGTATTGTTAAAAATTTAACTACATCATCTACATTTAGATCATTGAGATCTATGCTTTCTCTTGAAGAACAAAATGTAGATAAATTAAAAATACTAAGAATTACTTCAAATGATAGGGTTAATTATGATGCTTATGTATCATTTTTAGTTCATGATAAAGAATATTTTGGAGTTGTTAAAAATCTATTAAATCCTTTACCAAGATTAGTATCTGAGGTATTTAAAGATAATGACCTTGTCCAAAGTAAAGAATGGAGAGTTAAGGTTGAGGGTTTAATAATTAAGACTATAAAGGCTTGGTTAAAACCTGAGATAGGAGAATATACTTTATTAAAGTCTCAAATTTTATGTACTAATAATATAACAGGGGAAGATCTTTTATTAAAAGAAGGTTCGGATGTTAAGGTTATACGTTCTATGGAAAGTTCAATTACAATTGAATATGATAATAAATTTTATAATTTAACAGGAGATAATTTTATTTATTTTAATTATTGGTTTAAGAATAAGAAATAAAAAAAGGAGCTTTAAGCTCCTTTTTTTATTTTAATCCATTTCTTTCTATTATATCATAAAGTTCTTTTACTTTATTTTCTAAGTAAGCTACTTTTGCTACTAAAACTTCATTATAGTTTAGGGCTAAATAACCATCTTCTTTTTTTATTATAGAACTTGGTACAATATCTTCTACATCTTGTGCTATATAACCTATATGAGAATTACCACCAATTACATAAGATGCAGATTTAATAGAATCAATTCCTTCTATTACTGGGTTGTAAACTATATTTGACTTTAATCTTAAATCAGAATCAAATCCACCTGTTTGCGCAGTTATAGAACCACTAGCTGATATATTTCCTGAAAAATAAGCATTACCACTAACTTGAAGTATCGCAGATCCTTGACTTTGTGTAAATCCAATTAATACATTACCTGTATTATTATTAAAAATATCATTTATATTATTTGACCAATTTGGAGAAAGTGCTCCACTTGGATTAATTAATAATGAACCATCATTACTAAAAGTTCCAGTTCCTATATTTCCAACAACACCTATACATTGAGCTGGATAACCAATCGGAAGAGAAGATGTTAAACCTCCATTATAATCTATATATAGTTTTGTACCAAGACCATAATTCCATGTATTAATATTACGAAATACCCCCATTGCTACATATCTTCCATAACCACCAATAGGAATAGTATCAACTGTTATCCCTAATAATTGATTTTGATATTTATCAGGAGATGCACGAACAATACGTCCGCTACTGTCCATAGATATCACAGTATTTGGTGGTAAACTATAACTACCGTAATTTAAAACTGTTATAAAAACAGAATTACCTATATTAAATGTTATACCATCACGTCCAGTGTATGTTAATGTATCATAAGTTAAAGCAGAAGATTGTAAAGCATACAATTGTAAAGAACTAGTTCCAGTAGTAGGAACTGTATTTGATGGCATTTGAATATATCCTGTAATTTTAGCATTTCCTTGAATATAAGCATTTCCATTAACTTGTAAACTATATGTTCCATAAAAGAAACTTGTTCCGATTGACAAATTACCTGCAAAGTAATTACTACTTGGATCTGAATTATATATACTCCAAGTTCCAGATGGAATTGTACCTCCAATTAATAAAGATGACCAATTAGAAGTATATGTTGATATATTAT